TCTATAGTTTCGGAAGGAGCTCTTAGCGGATCGTTGTCGATGCCTGCTGGCTACGAGGATTATACTGGACCTTATGAAGTTACGCCAAAAGTCGAATCACAGTCTTTAAGCACTGCAGATAAACATATGGCGCACGACGTAACAATTGAGCCGATTCCTTATTACGAAGTCAGCAATCAAAATGGAAAAACAATAATCATTGGGGGTAATTGACCATGGCAGATAATCAGCATGTTAATAAAGTAGTATACGGAAATACAGTTCTCATTGATCTTACTGCGGACACAGTTACCGCCGATAAGATTCTTGCAAGTTATACGGCACATGACGCAACCGGTAACACCGTTACTGGTACCTGCGATTTCGATGTGAATTCTCAGGATGCTAACGTCAAGGTCGCTGAAATTTTGAGCGGTAAAACCGCATATGCAAGAGGAACTAAGCTCGTCGGCACAATGCCGAATAATGGCTCTGTTTCTCTTACAATTTCGAATCTTGACGATTCTGTTTCAATTGCTCAGGGCTATCACGACGGCAGCGGTAATGTTTCTATTCTCGACACCGAGAAAGCTAAACTTATCGCTTCTAATATTAAACAGGGGATTACTATCCTTGGTGTAACTGGTACACTTGAACCGTCGAGTAGTGTGAAAGTTCATGCAAAAACTGTTACTCCAAAGACGACCAGCCAAACCATTCTTCCTGGTGAAGGATTCGACTATCTTTCTCAGGTGGACGTTGCTGCGATTCCTTATGTCGAGACCGATAATTCTGCAGGCGGGAAAACCGTAACTATCGCTGGCGAGGGTTGATCCAATGGGCGTTAGTAAAGTTGACTTTGGGAGAACGACGCTCATTGATTTAACTGAAGACTCTGTAGACGCTGCCAGTTTGCTAAGAGGAAAAACTGCGCATAACAGAGCTGGCGATAAAGTTAATGGAACTCTCGATGTCGTCTCGGTGCATGTCGGAAGTGGCATACCATCAGCGGATTTAGGATCTGATGGCGACATCTATCTAGACATGGGGTGACATATGGCCACTGTAGTAACAAAGGAACTTAACATAACCGTTCACAATGCAAAGATTTACTGCATCGCAGATCACTTGGATTTAGCCGATCAAACATATGCGTTCAAGAAGTATTTCAACGGTAGCACAGATGGCTATGCAACTCTTAATGACATTGCCAAGAACGCTATATTTCCATCTGCGGCCGCACGGCCATTCAAAGCTGATTCTGAAATAAGCTGTTCTAGAAGTGGTGGCACATGTATCGTAGCGCTTCAGTTTAATGGTACTGATATTCATTCAGAGTCGTTTACATCTATTACTCAGAAAGTAAAGAGCAAGAGCGGCATTACCGATGCAGCACTTACTAGCAGCACTCGGTCCACACAAATTCGTTGGCATATTCATGGCGAGAATGGTGATTCGCAGCGTGTAAAGCATACTATACTAAAGCTATATTTTAACCAGTATACTATGCGGGCAATTGGAGATGGAGTTGCGACTGCAACAGTGTCGAATACATCTCCATATCAAGGCGAAAGCGTTATTTTTTCAGCGGTTGTCCCAAGTGGTGTGACCTGGTTTGGATGGTACTCAGATCCTGCTTGCACGATATTGGTCAGCACAGATCAAAGTTATTCAGTTAGTCCGGAGTCCGATCTTACACTGTACGCCAAGGCTACAAAAGGTGGGTCTGGCGTATATTTGAAACGTTCCGGTGCATACTCCGAAGCGTCTGCGGTGTATAAGAAACAAAACGGAGTTTGGTCCACAATTGATAAATCGTCCATTGATCAAACTAAGAAGTATAAACTCATTCAGTAAGGAAGAAAGGTGGCTGATTGCTGCATGCGCACTCTTAAATTTAATGTGAATGGGCAAATTCTCAGAGCAGATAGCAAATGCGATTTCGAGAATATTGTCGCCGGGAGTAAGAACTACCTGATTGCAGAATTTAATTTTGATGCAGAATGGCTCCCTTATAAAAAAGTTGCTGTCTTTGTAAATGGCAAAACCGAATACCCAGTTCTGATAGAAAAGAATAAGTGCGTTATTGATAGTGATGCATTGACTTCTGGGTGGTTTTATGTTTATGTCGTAGGACAGCGAGAAAATGAGAGAATCAATACAAATTCTGTTGGAGTAAGGCAGGTGCTAAGATAATGCCGACATTAGATGAATTACTTAATGCTTCAAATGAAGTAGCAACCTGTACAGTTAATCCCGATACTCGTGAAATAATTGTGCCAGAAAAGTATAAAATTTTAGGAGTATTCTCAGATGAGAAAGTAACTAAGATTCCTTTCACTTGCCAGAAAGTTGTTGGAAATAATGTTGATCTTACAGAGTATAATCTCTATATAAATTATCAAAATGCAATCGGCAGACATAATGCTTATTTAGTAGACGATGTTGCCGTGTCTGGCGATAACATTACATTTTCGTGGTTACTTTCAAGAGATGTGACGTTGTCATCTGGAGTTGTAAAATATAGTCTCTGCGCAAAGAAATTAAACGGAGATTCAATTTCTAATGAATGGAATACGACCATTGCGAATGGTATAGTTATTCAAGGTCTGGAAGCAACACAAGCAATTATAGAAGAAAACTCTGATATAATTGAAGCAATTCTTTCCAAAGCACATACACATGCAAACAAGTCAGTTCTTGATAAGTTAGCTGAAACTGATGGTAAGCCGACCTATGATGGTAAGACTTTAGGAGGCGGAGCTTCAACATCTGAAGGCGTCAGCTATACTAATGCACAGTTACCAAATGCTGCGAATGTTAAGACTGCGCTTGATGAGCTCGTTCCGAAGTCTCATTCCCATGCCAACAAAGATGCACTTGACAAGATTTCCGTTTCAAATGGTAAACTTCAATACAATGGTTCTAATGTTGGGCTTAAAGGTGATAAAGGAACAAACGGAACTACACCGCACATTGGCGACAATGGCAACTGGTATCTCGGCACTACTGACACTGGCAAGCCTTCTCGCGGGGCAAAAGGCGATCCAGGTAAAAATGGCAGCAATGCTTCCGTAACTGAAGCAAACATCACAAGTGCACTTGGATATAAACCTGTTGCACCTGGCGATATTCCAGTAGTCCCAACTGCAGACATCCGCGCTAATACTTCGGCTCGCCACTCGCACGCGAATAAGGATGTGCTCGATAGCATCACAGCTGCGGATAAGACTAAACTGAATAGTGTGGAGAATGGCGCGAACAAGACTATTGTAGATACTGCTATGTCTGATACGTCTACAAATCCTGTACAGAACAAGGTAATCAAGAAGTATATTGACGACCATTCTGCGGGAACCGGAGGCACTGGCAGTTCTTCAAATATTCTTACATCGCCAGTCATGATTTGCAAGCCGGGAGAAGAGGGTAATGCCGGTATATATCTGAGCACAATTGACACTGGAGAAAAGCAAGCAGAAATCAAGTTGGAGGATGCCAACGAAAACTCTGCTGTAGCGATCGCAAATCTCCGTACCCCGACTGGGGCTAATGCATCAAACTATGCAGCAACAAAGGGATATGTTGATAGTAAAGTTCCTACTGCTCTGAAAAATCCAAACGCACTTACGATCAAGATCGGCAGCACGACCGTCACCTATGACGGCAGCACAGCGCAGACCGTCACGATTGCTGATAGAAGCGAGGTGAGCTACTGATGGCAAAGAAGCTGTATGAAGAAGCGTCTGTGCAGGCGATTGCCAACGCTATTCGAGAAAAGAACGGCGAGGCAACTACCTACAAAATTGGGGAGATGGGGGCCGCTATTAAAGCTATTTCAAGTAGTCCTATTGTGGATAATAATTTAGAAAACACTGTCCAGTACCGCCAGATGAATGCGTCGGCAGCAGCGTTTATTGCCAATGTGGATTACACAGAAAACGCCAACGATTACTCTGTCACGAAGGTCACACCGTACTACTCGGCGGCAACGGAGTATAGCAAGGAGGAGCCGGATGGGTTGAAGATCAAAGTTCCGGCCAACACCGTACTCACGGTTGCGCAGGGCGATAAGACCAGAAGCGACGCGGTTTCCGGAGCTGGCGTGATCTACAACGTGGAACCGCTGAAATCAGGTACATTTGCTTTCGGCGGCAAGACCTACAAGATCGTGCCAGAGGGCGGTGTGCGTATGATCTACACGCCCAGCGTGTGGAACGTCCGTGATCTCGGCGGCTGGGCCTGTACTGGCGGACGCGTGAAGTACGGAAAGATATTCAGAGGTGGCAATTTTGGCAGTATTTCCGCCGACGACAAGGCAACGATTGTAGACTGGCTCGGCGTTGCAACGGATATCGACCTGCGCAACAACAGTGAGACCGGCGGCATTACTGTATCACCGCTTGGCGGCAGCGTAGAGTATTTCCATCAATCGCTTGACTTCTATGCCAATGCTGTAAACACCAGCGCAGCCTCAGCTCGGACGGTAGCGGTTCTGAAAAAGGTAATGTCTTGTGTAGCCTCAAACAAACCGTGCTATTTCCACTGTATGAGTGGCGCGGACCGGACGGGAACAATCGCCTACCTTCTGCTTTCACTGCTGGGTGTATCTCAGAGCGACAAGGATAAGGACTACGAGTTGACGGCATTTTCGGACGAGGCAGACGGGAAACGGTTTCGAAACAGCAATTACAACGTCGCCAACGGAAATGGGTGGTATCCGCTCATCAAATACTTCCGGGATACCTACACCGGGGAGAACGACAATGAGAAGGTGGCAGCGTGGGCAGTCGCAAACGGCATTACGACAGCCGAAATCAACGCTTTTCGCGCGAACATGATTTCTGGGAACGCTGTAGAAGTCGTTGTGCCTCCGAAGGAGTACACCGTGACCAATACCCTCACGGGCTGCACCAGCAGTAACTCCGCAACGACCATAACCGAAGGAGATGACTACTACGCGGCCATTACTGCCAGCAACGGTTATGTGCTCAATGGTGCGACCGTCATGGTCAAGATGGGCGGCACGGATGTGACGGCGCTGTACTACGCAGACGGTGTTATCAACATACCGGACGTCAGCGGAAATATTGAGATTACCATCACGGCGGCGGTGTATGTGCCGAGTTATACCAACGTGCTGCCGCAAGCCGTAGACCCGAGCACTAAGAGCGGCGTATGGGATGGGAAAGGCTATCGCAATGGCGCATATGCGTCCTCGGCAAAGCCGTTCTATGGCACAGATGCGGCCTGCTGGTGTACCGGCGCTATCGCAGTGCAGCCGTCCGATGTGATCTATGTCAAGGGCGCAACTCTCGAAGGCAGCGGACATGAGCGCTTAGGTGCTTTGTCAAGCTATAATGGCAACTCTTTTTGGTGTAAGCAGTACACAGCGTTGTCCGGCATGGCGACCGTAACAAAGCTGGGCGACAAATACTACAAGATAGTGCTTGATCCCAGCTATGCAAACTATAGCTACATTGGCTACATCATGTTCTCTGCTCAAGGAACTGGTGATGGTGTTGTAGTGACAAGGAACGAGGAAATTTTATAATGTCATTCTATGGAATCGCATAACTGCAAAGAAAGGAGGCAGGGACAATGGCAAAAGCAAAAGGCAATCAGTCGTCTGGCAATGCCCGCCAAATTAGGCCGGCGCTAACACCGGAGGCCAGACAAAACCAGCTTATAGCTTTAGCAACAGATCTTGTGGAGAAGAGATTGATTGAAGGAACTGCCTCTTCTCAAGAGACAACCCATTTCCTTAAGTTAGCAACTCAGGAGGCCAAACTCAAGGTTAAAATATTAGAGAAGCAGGAAGAACTCATCTCTGCCAAGACCGAATCTATTAAATCTAGCCAAAGAACAGAGGAGCTTTACAGAGATGCTATCATTGCTATGCGGAAGTATAGCGGTGGAGGAACTGATGAAGATTTTTAAACGATACTCTGAACTGATTACGCTCCCGACGTTTGAAGAGCGGTTCAATTACCTTAAACTGAATGGTTCAGTTGGTAGAGACACATTCGGGTTCGACAGAGTATTCAATCAAATGTTTTACAGTTCGCTTGAATGGAAACAATGCCGAGATAAGGTTATTGCTAGGGATCTCGGATGCGATCTCGGGGTCCCTGGCCATGAAATCTCTGGGCAGAGAGTTATTATTCATCATATGAACCCTATGACTCTCGAGGATCTTGAGAAGAGAACGGAGATACTATTGGACCCAGAGTATTTGATTACTACTACCCATTCTACTCATAACGCAATACACTATGGTGATTCGAATCTATTGGCTTCTGAGCCTATTGAACGAAAAAAGAATGACACGTGTCCTTGGAAAAAATGAAAGGAAATTCAAGAATGAACGCACTAAACATTTACTCTGAGCCAGATTTTAGTTCAGACATTGTATGCACATTAGAATTGCCAACTCAATTAGTAATTTCAGAAGAGGAATCAACAGAGTCATTCTATAAAGTTTATACCGAATTCGGCTTAACTGGTTTTTGCGAAAAGAGTGTCTCTGTTGATTCTGAGATTTCTGAAGAAGGTGCTAGAACATTTACATGAAGGAGGATTCAAAATGGAAACTAGTATTTTGGATTCTATCAAAAAACTTCTTGGAATACCATCTGAAGCTACGGAATTTGACACTGATATTCTGATTCATATCAATTCTGTATTTTCTATACTTACTCAACTTGGTGTCGGTCCTTCAAGCGGATTTAGTATTGAGGACTCTTCTGCCGAGTGGTCTGACTTTATTGGAGATGATGCTAGACTCTCTGATGTGAAGTCTTTTGTATATTTGAAAACCAGGCTTTTGTTCGACCCTCCTGCTAGTTCCGCTGCAATGGACGCCATGAATCGTATGGCGAGCGAATTGGAGTGGCGAATCAACGTTTCAGTTGATCCCAAGGAGGCATGATTCATGGCAAAAGGAACACCGTTGGCGGTGAAAAGAAAATGCTGTGAAATGAAAGAAGCTGGAATGAGCAGCCATGAGATTTACGATTCATATTACAAACATGAAGTTGAAAATCCAATGACTCGTCGTTCATTTAGGACAGTTCTTGTCAGGTGGGCTAAAAAGAACTATCCTGATGATACAACTCTTGAATGCGGAACTTATGAAGGTTTTGTTGCTCATGATGCGACAGTGCAAGTAGCGGCAAATGGGGAGATTATCCAAGCGTGGATTAAACAACACTCTGAAACTCTTGACCCCGAAGAATTTTTGGCCGCTATTAAAACTGCTGTCCAAAAATATGAGTATGTAAAGCCCTCATTTAAAGATTCCAAAAACATGCTCGAGATTTCGCTTTTCGATATGCATTGGGGCATTGCCTTTATGGATTATTACAAATCGGTCCTTGATGATGTCTTAGAGATAATTACCAGTCATCACTGGGATAAGATCGTGATTCCATTCGGGCAAGATTTCTTTCATAACGATAGTATTATCAATGGGCTAACGACAAGAGGGACTTGCATTGAGAAAGTGGACATGGTCCGAGCCGTTAAAGACGGACAGCAGTTCATGTACGCTATTATCGATGCCGCTTTAGAAAACGCAGAAGAAGTTAAAGTTATCTACACTCCTGGCAACCATGATCAGAGCATATCTTGGATGTTCATGCAGACTCTTTTGGCTAGATATGGCGACGCTATAATCGATGATTCTTTAGAGTTTCGTAAGGTTATTAGCTATGGAAGCAATGCTATAATGATTACCCATGGTGATGCTAAGAAAACAACTGCTAGAACTTTGGCCCACATTTTTCCAGTAGCATTTCCAAAAGAATTTGCGGACGCAACGATTCGCGAAGTTCACGCCGGCCATCTCCATCATGAAGGAGAAGCTGACATATATGGTGTAATGGTTAGAAGATTATCGTCTGGAGGAATTACTGACAAATGGTCTGACAGAGAAGATTTTATTGGGGCCCATAAGAGATTTATGCTATTTGAGTGGAGCGCCGATAAACTCAAGGCGATTCACTATATTTAACATAAAATTTTGGGAGAGAAATCAAAATGGAAAGACTACAACTTGTTCTTAGTATTGTGAACATTTCTTTTACTATTGCATTAAGCGCAATTGCGCTTCTTAAACCTTTACGAAAAAAGTTTCTTGGAATGCATGCTGTCGAAGATGGTCAGAAGTGTCTTCTGAGAGCTGATATGCTTCGGCTCTATTACAACCATCGTCAAGACCAGTCTGTTCGACAGTACGAATACGAAAATTTCATTTATGAATACAACGCCTATAAAGCATTAGGAGGAAACTCATTCATTGACAAAATCTACTTAGAGATTCAGGGATGGGAAGTCCTTAGCTGAAAGGAGGACTAATTATGGAGCCTAGTACCTATTCAAGCGAACTCTACCATCATGGCGTACTCGGTATGAAGTGGGGCGTTCGTAGATACCAGAATAAAGATGGCACATTGACAAATGCTGGCAAGAGACACTATCGCGAAGGCTCCGGTAGTAATAGCGATAATGCCAGAAAGAAAAGAAAAGCCGCTGTAAATCGAGCTTTTGAACAGAACATAGCTGCAGAAAAGATGGCAAAAAATTTTAGCAACACCATCGACAATACGAGAAAAGTCGGGGACGCGGTTTACAAACTTAAAAAGAAAAAGAATCCCTCGGTTGATCTTAGTAAGATGAGCGATGCCGAACTTAGAGACCGAATTAATCGTATGGATCTTGAGCGAAGATATTTGTCGCTAACGTCTGAAGAGGTCAGTAAAGGAAAGCAGTATTTCGATAGCACCTTGGATGCAGTGGCTGGAATTGCCGGAATCGCTGGTTCCATTGTCGGCACAATCGCTTTGATGAAGACCCTTGGAAAGTAGGCCGAAGATAATGTCTTTATCAAACACTGCCACTCCGATTTATTATGGCCAGTTTAGGGATGCTGTTATTAGAGGTGAGATTCCAGTTAATCGTGAGATTTCCATGGAGATGAATCGCATTGATGACTTGATTGCAAATCCTGGAATCTGGTATGATGATGAGGCTATTAATGGTTTCATTGCATTCTGTGAAAATGAGCTCACGTTGACTAACGGCGAAGATCTGCATCTTCTGGATTCCTTCAAGCTCTGGTCAGAACAGATTTTCGGATGGTATTACTTTGTCGAGCGAAGTGTCTACGTTCCGTCTCCGGATGGTCATGGTGGACATTACGAAAAGAAACGTATTAAGAAGCGCCTTGTTAACAAACAGTATCTGATTGTTGCTCGAGGCGCTGCTAAATCGATGTACGCATCTTGCATTCAGAACTACTTTCTAAATGTTGATACTGCAACCACACATCAGATCACGACTGCCCCAACGATGGCTCAGGCAGAAGAAGTCATGTCTCCGATTCGAACTGCCATTACAAGAGCTAGAGGGCCGCTATACAAGTTTTTGACCGAAGGCTCTCTTCAGAATACCACTGGGTCAAGAGCGAATCGTTGCCAATTAGCCTCGACGAAGAAAGGAATTCAGAACTTTCTTACTGGTTCCATACTTGAGGTCAGACCGATGTCGATTGATAAACTTCAGGGTTTACGAGTTAAGGTAGCAACGGTTGATGAATGGCTTTCTGGTGATGTTAGAGAAGATCCAATAGGAGCACTTGAACAAGGTGCAGCTAAGGAGCAGGGATCAGCTGAAAATAATGACTATTTAATCGTTGCTATTAGCTCAGAAGGTACCGTTCGAAATGGTAGCGGTGATACAATCAAAATGGAGTTGTCCGACATCCTTAAAGGCGAGTACTACAATCCTCATGTGTCTATTTGGTGGTACAAATTGGATGACATTGAGGAAGTTAACAACCCTGATATGTGGTTAAAGGCAAATCCAAATCTTGGAAAGACTGTTACTTATGAGACGTATCAGCTCGAAGTAGAACGAGCCGAGAAAAACCCCGCAGCAAGAAATGATATTCTTGCTAAGCGTTTTGGAATACCGATGGAAGGCTATACTTATTACTTCACTTATGAAGAGACCCTTCCTCACCGTAAAAGGGAATTCTGGAAGATGCCTTGCGCTCTTGGGGCGGACCTTTCTCAGGGTGACGACTTCTGCGCCTTTACTTTCTTGTTTCCGCTTTCCAATGGTAGCTTTGGTGTAAAAACTCGTAACTATATTACTGAGTTGACACTTATGAAACTTCCAGCAGCAATGCGGACAAAGTATGATCAGTTCATGAAAGAGGGCAGTCTTGTTGTTATGCCAGGAACTGTTCTCGACATGATGGAAGTTTATGAAGATCTCGACAATCATATTTCAGAAAGAGAGTATGATGTTCGCTGCTTTGGATTCGACCCTTACAATGCCAGAGAATTTGTAGAGCGTTGGGAGCGAGAGAATGGGCCGTTTGGCATTGAGAAGGTTATTCAGGGCGCAAAAACCGAATCTGTCCCACTTGGAGAGCTTAAGAAATTATCCGAAGAGAGAATGCTTTTGTTTGACGAAGACCTAATGACCTTCGCGATGGGAAATTGCATTACCATTGAAGATACTAATGGCAACCGCAAACTGCTCAAGAAGCGTTATGATCAGAAGATTGATGCCGTAGCCGCTATGATGGATGCCTATATCGCATTTAAACTCAACAGAGAAGCATTTGATTAAGGAGATGAGAGCGAATGGTGCGCAACCAAAATGAACTTTACCACCATGGTATTAAAGGAATGCGTTGGGGTGTTCGTCGATTTCAAAATAAAGACGGAACTTTGACCAATGCTGGTAAGAAGCGATACGATAAAGATAGCAATCCTAAAAAGAACCTAATACAGAAGCACAAAGAAAAATTGGTTCAGAAGTATATCGAAAAAGGATATTCTAAGAGTGCTGCAGAGGTTGCTGCTAAGAATAGGATGAGAGCGGAACTCGTAGTCGGAACTGTTGCAGCAGTTTCTGTAGCAATTATAGCAACGAAAGCAGCGACAAGGATCGGACAGGACTATTGCGATAAGGTTATAAAGTCTGGGGTAAAGATTCAAAATATCGGAGCCAACAGAAAAGCAACTTTCAAAGATTCTCCATTTTATGCTGCTATTAATAGAAACGATAAAAGAGCTTATGGTGCAATGTATCCTCATGAAAAGCGTGGGATGGCTTCTAAGCATTTAGGTTATGATGGTATATATAATAATACTATCAAAATAACCAAAGATGTTAAGAGAGCATCTGTAAAGAATGCCAGAAAAGCACTATACGATAAAATGAATTCGGATCCTAAATTTAAAAAAGAAGTTATTGAGACTCTGAAATCTACTGCATATGGCAAGGATGCAGCCAGTTTGTTTAAATCGAATCCTTCAAAGTTTTATGATAAGTTTAATCAGGCATTGGCTACTCATGAATTTCAAAGCAAAGGGTTACATAAGCAATTTTATTCGGAACTCGAAAAAAGAGGATACAATGCTATATTAGACATAAATGATACCCGGTATAGTGGTTATTCAGGTATAGCAAAGGCACCTACAATTTTCTTTGGAAATGACGGCTGGGAAAAAATAGCAAGTAGAAAATTATCCGATCAGGAAATTGATAAAAATCTTGAAAAATATTCACTCGAATTGATAGCTAAGAAACTCGGTAAGCTATCTTTAGGTGTTGCTGGTGGAGCCTATGCTGCTAATAACATTTCTGATAGCCAGAAAGTGGAAATGTATTTGGATGAGCATCCCAATTCTAAGCTTTCTAGGAAAGAGATACTAAAAATGTACGATGACGAATTTTATAAGTAATAGCAAATTCGCGACTATAACTTTCTATTTTATGAAAGGAGATAATGTGTATGAAAAAAACATTCTGTTTTAGGGCACTGGATCTGATCGCTAAAAATAATGGTTATAATGACCGATTTGAGCTATTGCGTGATTATAATTTTATTCCAACCGTAAAGATTCCAGCACACAAAAAGATTGAGATCATAGCGTTATTTCTGAAACACTATACTAAGAGAAGACAGTTCTAAGACACGAACTGTCTTCTTTTTTACGAAATACCTAAAAGGAGGACCCATATGAATGACAATGAATTAATGCATTACGGCGTACTTGGCATAAAATGGGGAAAACGAAAGGCTCGCCCGACGAATAATGTGCGAAGAACGAGGGCAGCTTATCGAAAGTCCATAAAGGCAAATCAAAAAGCCGCCAATAAGTCTGACGCTAGGGAACTGTATTCCAAAACCAAGAAGTACGAGTTAAGGGAAAGCCTTGGAAAAAAGGCTGCAAAAAACATACTTCTTAGCCCTGCCGGAGCGACTACCTACAACATGGCAAGGGCTATGAACCATAGTCAAGCCAGCTCTTTGGTTAGAGCTATGTTTGACATTAGTGTCTCGAACTTGGTTGGTACTACTGCTGGTGCTGCCACGAATTATGGCTATATGAAAGCCACTGGTAAAAATCCTGGCGCGCTTGGTACTGCTGCAAGTTACGGCACTGCATATGGCGTCGATCGTATGTACAGAAATAGCGGAAATATGGGCAGTCTGCAGCAGAGACGCTTGCTTAAGGAATACCAGTCTAGGCGGCACTAACTAATTTGAGGCGGTGAATTCAAAATGGAGCAATCTTTTGGAGCCAGGCTGAAACACGCCTGGAGCGCATTTAGAAGCAGAGATTCTACCCCAAACTATTCCGATGGCGGTTCTAGTTATTACTCTCGACCAGATAGAGTCCGATTTACAAGAGGTAACGAGCGATCTATTGTAACATCTGTCTACAATAGAATTGCATTGGATGTTGCTGCTATTAGTATTAAGCATTGTCGAATTGATGAGAATGGCCGATATTTGTACGATATGAAGTCCGGTCTCAACAATTGTCTGAATCTCGAGGCAAATTGTGATCAAACAGGTCGAGCGTTTATTCAGGATGTTGTTATGTCTTTGCTTGATGAAGGCTGTGTTGCAATTGTCCCGATTGATACTGATCTAGACCCTAAAGTCACTAAGTCCTATGATATCTTCTCAATGCGAACTGGCAAGATCATTGAGTGGAGACCATCAGATGTTAAAGTCCGTGTCTACAATGAACAAACAGGTAAAAAAGAAGAGATTTGGGTCCCAAAGAAAATGACAGCTATTATAGAGAATCCGCTGTATGCAGTAATCAATGAACCTAACTCAACTATGCAGCGACTGGTTAGAAAACTCGGTTTGATGGATGTGACAGACGAACAGACGGCATCTGGCAAACTTGACCTTATCATTCAGTTGCCTTACGTTATTAAGACCGATGCCCGCAGACAACAGGCGGAGAATCGGCGTAAGGATATTGAGATGCAGTTGGCTGGTTCTAAGTATGGCATTGCATATACAGATGGCACAGAACGAATTACTCAGTTGAACCGTTCTGTTGAAAATAATCTTATGAAACAGGTTGAATATCTGACGAATCTTCTCTACAGCCAATTGGGCATTACCCAGACAGTGCTTGAAGGCACGGCCGATGAGCAGACAATGCTTAATTATTATAGTCGGACCATTGAGCCAATTGTGGCAGCAATTGTCGATGAGATGAAGCGAAAGTTCTTGTCTAAAACGGCTAGATCTCAGCTTCAGACAATTGCATTCTTCAGAGATCCGTTCAAACTTGTGCCTATTAATAATATTGCCGAAATCGCTGATAAGTTTACTCGCAATGAGATTCTTACTTCTAATGAAGTTCGGCAAATTGTTGGTATGAAGCCGTCCGAAGATCCTAAGGCAGACGAACTTAGAAATAGTAATATTTCGCAAGCTAATGAAGATCCTATGTATCAGCCTTACGGACCGGAAGACGAATACTATGAGGAAGGAGAAAGTCAAAATGGCGAATACTAAGTATTCTGATTGCGATTTTTCTGGATGGGCAACTCGCAACGACCTCATCTGCGGTGACGGCCGAATCATCAAGAAAGATGCATTCAAGGATAACGATGGAAAGAAAGTTTCCCTTGTGTATAACCATGAGCATAACGATCCGAATGCTGTTCTTGGGCATGCATTTCTTGAGAACCGCGGTGATGGCGTCTATGCTTATGGATATTTTAACGACACAGAATCCGGCCAGACGGCAAAGAAACTCGTGCAGAACGGCGATGTAAGTTCGCTTTCCATTTACGCCAATAAGCTTAAGCAACACAGCCTTGCCAATGGTTGCAAAGAGGTTATTCATGGTGATATCAAAGAACTTAGTCTTGTTCTTGCTGGTGCAAACCCCGGAGCACACATTGATTTTGTCATGGCGCACAGCGATGATGGCGACGATGACGATGACGATGTCGAAGAGTTATATGCTGGATACAATGAAAACATTATGATCCATTCTGCGGATACCGCGGAAAACAATAAAAAGGAGGATTCCAAAATGACAGATGAAAATAAGAAGCCCGAAAGTGAAGAGACTGTTGCTGACGTGTTTAACACGCTGAATGAGAAACAGAAGACTGTTGTCTATGCTATGATCGGCCAGGCACTTGAGGATGCCGGCGCAAACAAAGATGAAGGAGATGACGAAGATATGAAGCACAATGTGTTTGATGTTGAAGACAATTACCGTGATGATGTTCTCACCCACTCTGATCTCGACCAGATTGTCGAGCTCTCCAAGACCCCGAGTATCGGCAGCTTTAAGCAGGCTCGTATGATCTACGAGAACGAGAACAAGCTGCAGCATGATGCTTTCGATGCTGAAACGATGGACATGCTCCTGCCGGAGTATAAGTACATTGATCCGATGGAGCCGAAGATTCTCTATCCTGATGACACTTGGGTGTCCAGTGTTATCAACGGCGTTCATAAGTCTCCTTATAGTCGTATTCGCACCCGTCGTGCTGATGCTCGCCAGGCCGAGCTGAAGGCCATGGGTTACCAGAAGAAGGGTGACTACAAGAAGGAGATGAAGCAGATCCAGCTGCTTGGTCGTACTCATGATGCTCAGACCGTCTACATCAAGGACAAGATCAATCGTGATGACGTTCTCGACATCACTGATTTCGATATTGTTGCTTACCAGTGGAAGATCATGCGTCATACCATGGATCAGACTCTGGCTCAGGCTATCCTGATTGGCGATGGCCGTGAGGATACCGATCCTGATAAGATCAAGGAAGATCACATCCGTCCGATCTGGCATGATGACGAGATGTACTGCATCCATCAGGATGTTGATATCGCTGGCCAGAAGGCGAAGCTTCAGGGCACCGATACCGCGAAGAGCTTCGGCGACAACTATGTCTATGCTGAGGCCGTTATCGAGGCAGCTCTGTATTCCCGTGAGAAGTACAAGGGCTCTGGCAACATGACCTTCTACTGCACGCCGCATCTGCTCAACGTGATGCTGCTTGCTCGTGACCTGAACGGCCGTCGTATTTACTCCTCGAAGGCGGACCTGGTCGCGGCTCTGAATGTTCGTGATATTCAGACCATCGAGCAGTTTGAGGGCCTGACTCGCCAGACTTCCGACGGCAAACATAAGAAGCTCCTTGGCCTGTTTGTCAACCTTGCTGATTACCAGCTTGGCTGCGTTAAGGGCGGCGAGATTACGAAGTTTGATGATTTCGATATCGACTTCAACCAGTACAAGCTCCTTCTGGAGACTCGCGTCTCTGGTGCTCTTGTCGAGTGGTACTCTGCCATCGCTCTGGAAGAGCCCGTTGATTGAGTCTGATTTATAACTCGAACATAAATAATTTTAGGAGGTAACATACTATGGCTACTGAAAGAATTTTCGATCATGCTGATGACAAGAATGTCGCTGCAATTGTTATCTATGGCAAGACTTCGCCCGACGGCAAGGCCTACACCGATAAGGGCTGCACTAAGCAGTTCACTACTAGCGAGCTGAAGAACGCGTTCATCAAGCGGGCTATTGTTTGCGTTGGCACGAACTACTTTATTCCGGTCTCCTATTCGGAGGCAAGCAAGGTCGGCTCTGTCAATTATGTGACTACGACTGGTGGCAGCTCCGACGTTAAGACGGTTCTGACTAATCTGGCTGCTGTTGCTGACAAGTAAGTAAAAATCTAGGTGAAAATTCAAAATGGCAAAATTTTACGGTAAAATCGGCTATGCTAATACAGTCGAAACTAAGCCTGGCGTTTACGAGGAGCAAATTGTAGAACGTTCTTACTACGGAGATTTGATCCGCAATACTCGTCGGCTTCAAAGTGCTGACCAAGTTAATGACGACATTAACATCAGCAACGAAATTAGTATTGTGGCTGATCCGTATGCCACGAATAATTTTCACACCATGCGTTATGCTGTTTTCATGGGTACGAAATGGAAGATCTCGAACGTCGAAGTTTCGTACCCTAGATTGATATTGACGTTGGGTGGTGTGTACAATGGGCAGTAGACTTGAACTACAAAACGAGCTTGAAAAATTACTCGGATCGAAAAATGTGTATTTTCAACCCCCAGCGTCGATATCGATGAAGTATCCAGCGATTCGGTACTCTTTGTCTGATGTCGAAAATTGGCATGCGGATGATATTCCATTTAAGCAGGCGAAAGCCTACGAAGTAATACTTATTGATCGAGATCCAGACAACGAATATGTCGATAAACTGTCTCAGTTTAGATACTGCAGTTTTGATCGATACTACCCTGCCGATAATCTCAATCATTATGTATTTACTCTATATTACTAAAGGAGGATTTGCTCTATGAAACTTGTCTGGGATAAAACCGGTGAACATTATTATGAAACCGGTGTAAAGAACGGTGTCCTTTACCCCATGAGCGCAAGCGGCACCTATCCTAAGGGCGTTGCTTGGAATGGCCTTACGGCTATCACAGAGAGCCCCTCTGGCGCAGAGCCAACGGCTCTCTACGCCGATGATATCAAGTATCTTAACCTGATGTCTAATGAGGAGTTCGGCGCCACCATTGAAGCTTATACTTACCCCGATGAATTCGCCGAGTGTGATGGCTCTGCATCGCTTACTGAAGGTGTCTACATTGGTCAGCAGGCTCGCAAGACTTTCGGCCTGTGCTATCGTACGACTCTTGGTAACGATGCTAAGGGCAACGACTACGGCTATAAGCTCCATATTATCTATGGTGCTATGGCTTCACCGTCTGAGAAGGCGTATTCGACCATCAATGATAGTCCGGATGCGATCACGTTCTCTTGGGAGCTGAGTACCACCCCTGTCGCAGTTGCTAACTTCAAGCCGACTGCTTCTTTGACCATTGACTCTACGAAGGTCGATTCTCAGAAGCTCGCCTCGCTTGAAGAGATTCTTTACGGTAAGGATGGCACTGGCGAAGATCATTCTACCGGTGCAGTTGATCCCCGTCTGCCTCTTCCGGATGAGATTGCATCCATCATGAAGGGATCGGTCTAATATTATTTAACGTTATGGGCCTCGCTTAATCGTGGGGCCCTTTTCTAAATTTGAAAGGAGAAAATACTAATGCTTAAGGAAACTATTAAATACACGGATTACAATGGTGTTGAGAGAACTGAGGACTTCTGGTTCCATTTGTCTAAGGCGGAACTTATGGAGTGGGAGATGGGCACTACCGGCGGTCTTACCGAAATGATCAAGCGAATTGTCGACGCTCAGGATGCGCCGGCGATCATTAAGATCTTTAAGGAGCTCGTTCTCAAGGCTTATGGTCAGAAGAGTCCCGATGGTAAGCGCTTTATCAAGTCCGAGGAGCTTGCAACCGAGTTCTCCCAGACCGAGGCGTATTCCCAGCTCTTTATGGAGCTTGCGACGGACGCAGACAAGGCTGCTGCATTTGTTAATGGGATTATGCCTAGTGATGTGGCAGAAAAAGCAGCCGCGGCTCCAGCCACAATCTAACCAGCAAGGAGATTAAGAGATGCTCCAGATAACTGTTCCTGAAAGAGAACTCTTCGATGAAGAACGTGGGCAATTCCTTGTTGTCAGAGAGCAGACTTTGCAACTGGAGCATTCTCTCGTCTCTCTTTCAAAATGGGAATCAAAATGGTGTAAGTGTTTCTTTTCTAGAGAAGATAAGACACGAGACGAGACCATTGACTATATAAAGTGTATGACAATCACGAGGAATGTACCGTCTGAAGTATATTTGTGTATGACTCGAGAGAACATCGATGAGATCAACAAGTATATTTCTGCTCCTATGACTGCTACATATTTTTCAGATGAGAAGAATATTGGTCCTAGTCGAGAACAGATAACTTCTGAATTGATATATTACTGGATGATTGCACTTAATATTCCATTTGAATGCGAAAAGTGGCATTTGAATCGTTTGCTTACTCTCATCAAGGTATGCAGCATTAAGAATGAGCCGCCTAAGAAGAGAAGCAGGCATGAAATCATGTCCAGAAATGCAGCTCTAAATGCTGCACGAAGAAGGAAATTAAACACGAAAGGGTGATAATTATGAGCAATAGCCCTCTTGTTAGCTATACTAGGATTAGCCCTTGTAAAAATCCTAGGAATCATAAAATTGACACAATTACTATTCATTGTGTGGTTGGCCAGTTAAGCGTCGAAACTCTCGGAGATGTTTTTGCTAATCTTAATGCTAATTCCTCTGCTAATTATGGCATTGGATATGATGGCAGAATTGGCATGTATGTCGAAGAGAAAGATCGATCCTGGTGTTCCTCAAATGCTGCCAATGATCATCGAGCAATCACAATTGAATGCGCTTCAGATGCATATTATCCGTATGCTATTAACGATGCCGTATATAATTCGCTTATTGACTTGCTCGTTGATGTTTGTGAACGAAACGGGATTGAATCACTTAAATGGCAGGCCGACAAATCTTTGGTTGGTGAAATCGAATGGCAGAATATGACCGTTCATAGATGGTTTGCTAATAAGTCTTGCCCGGGGGACTACATTTACGATCGTCTTTATGACATCGCATACGAAGTTAATGAACGACTGGAGGATTATTATATGACTCAGGATACTTTCAACAAAATGTTTGACACTGCAATGGCTCGATATCGTAAGCAGCTGCAGGATAATGATGCGTCTAATTGGAGTAAAGATGCTCGTGCGTGGGCGGTTAAGAATGGTCTGATCTCTGGTTGTTCTGACACAGAGTTTAATGGTATGTGGGAAGACTATCTGACTAGAGAACAGCTTGTTACTGTGCTTTATGCTTTTGCCAATATGATTGGCAAGTAATACATTTCGGAAGTAGGGATGAACATTGATAAGGTTCAGACAAAAGGGTGACTTTTCTAATTTAAATCGATTCTTAGAAAGAGCAAAGAACGTTATTAAAATTGGCGAACTTGACAAGTACGGTCGAGAAGGCGTGGCTGCTCTTGCGTCTGCTACCCCTGTTGATTCCGGGTTGACTGCCGATTCATGGTATTATGAAGTGGAGCATCAAAATGGAGAAGCTTCAATAAATTTTTATAACTCTAATATTAATAAAGGCGTGCCTATTGCCATTATATTGCAGTATGGGCACGGAACTGGAAATGGCGGCTGGGTTGAGGGGAGAGATTACATTAATCCTGCAATTCAGCCGCTGTTCGATACGATAGCAAATAACGCATGGAAGGAGGTCACTGAATCATGAGCAAAAAAGTAGATGAAAGAGTCGTAGAGATGCGGTTCGAGAATGGGCAGTTTGAGAAAGGCGTGGCGCAATCCACGGAAAGTCTCAATAAGCTCAAGGAGAGTTTGAATCTCGAAGGCGCTGCAAAAGGCCTTGAGAACGTGAACTCCGCTGCAAAAAATACATCTGGAATCGAAAGTTTAGCAGCTAGTCTTGAAAAGGTTGAGCATCGGTTCTCCACTATGGGGATCGTTGGCAAGCGAGTAATTGAGAACTTAACCGACTCTGCTATGCGATTGGCGAACCGCGCGATAAGGTTCCTTACTAGCGGAATTATCCAGGGCGGTATTAACCGAGCTAAAAATCTTGAGAATGCACATTTCCAGTTGCAGGGTCTTTTAAAGGACGAAGAGGCTGTTTCTGCGGTTATGAAAAACGTTAGCGATTCTGTTGATGGAACCGCTTACAGTTTGGACGCTGCAGCTAAAGTGGCATCTCAGTTGGCTGCTTCTGGCATGCGAGCTGGCGATGAAATGTATAAATCATTAAGAGCAGTTGCCGGTGTCGCTGCGATGACAAATAGTGATTATGAATCAATAGGCCAAATTTTTACGACAGTCGCTGGCAATGGTCGATTAATGGGCGAGCAGCTACTTCAGTTATCCTCGAGGGGCATGAATGCTGCCGCAGTCCTTGGCGAAGCACTTGGCAAAAGCGAATCTGAGATTAGAGATATGGTTTCTAAGGGTAAGATCGATTTCCAGACATTTGCAGATGCCATGGATGATGCTTTTGGCGAACATGCTAAGAAAGCTAATGAAACATTTAATGGCGCATTATCAAACATCAAGGCAGCTCTTGCCCGAATTGGTGCTCTATTTATTTCTCCTTTAATTGTTCAAAATGGCCCAATTGTAAAATTCTTTAACACATTTAGAGAACGTGTTAATGATGTTAAAAAATCTATCGGACCATTAGCTGACCAATTCACTGGATCTGTAAATAAAATGGCCGACGCGGCCACTAGCGCAATATCAAGGTTCGATTCGGAAGATCGAGCATTGATATTTACAAACATTGTTTCTACGTTGACAAGCGCGTTTTCCGGATTATGGAGCATACTTAAGCCGGTCGGACAAGCATTTAGGGACATATTTCCTCAAACAACAGCATCCCAACTTATTGTTATCACCGATAGAATAAAGGATTTAATTGCCAAAATACAGTTAGGGGCGGTCGAATCCGAGAATTTAAGAGACACATTCAAAGGCGTATTTTCCGTTCTTAAATTTGCCGTCGGTATAATCACATCAATAGCTAAAGGAGTCGATAATCTTCTATCTCATTTAACCGGAGTTAGAGGCGGATTTTTAGGTATAACCGGCGCTGTTGGCAGATGGGTAACAAAAATGACCGGTGCCACAAAAGCTGGAGACGCATTTAAATCAGTAATAGCGGGCGTATCTAGTTACCTCGGTCGAGGCGTTGACGGCATTAAAAATTTTCTTGCTATTGTAAAAGAGAAGTTTGTAGCTCCTGGCTTTGAAAAGTTTGCAGATATTTTGCAAAAATTATGGGATCTTGTAAAAAAAATCGGATCAAAAATCAATGAGTTCCTCTCTGGAATTGCTGCGTCCTTTAATGGTGATTCTTTGACCGGGGCATTCACCATGATTAATGCATTAGTTCTCTTAAAAATTGCGTATAGAAAGTTTTTTGACGACTGGAAACCGTTGATCACAAGATGGAAACAGATAATAAATGATGGTTTTCTGAAAACCATAAAAGACATTACTTCCGCTCCCGAAGGTATTGTAAGCGCATTTAATGCTGTTAAAAGCTCCCTGTGGACTTTTAACAAAAGTATGAAGTATAATAACATTATGAAATTGGCTAAGGCATTGTTCGTTCTTGCTTCAGCCATGCTCATTATATCTTTGATTGACACCGATAAAATGGTGTCATCCATGGCGGCAATAACAGCATTGGTCGCAGAACTTATGGCCGTTATAAAATTTTATGACGCTTTCGGAAAGACCGCAATAAAAGATTCTGTTGCTATTATTGCCGCATCAACCGGTCTTATTCAGATGTCTGTTGCGGTTCTTATTTTAGCGTCAGCTCTTAAAAAGCTTTCTGGTCTCAGTTGGGAAGAGCTTGCTAAGGGGCTTTCTGGAGTAACCGGTCTCGTAGCAATACTAGTTGCGGCTGCTAAGATAATGAATAAAGAAAAGCTTAAAATGTCGAAGTTTGGCAAGCAAATGATACTAATGTCTGCGGCGATTCTTATTTTAGCATCTGCATGTAAGAAATTGTCAGGGTTAAGCTGGGAAGGACTCGCTAAGGGCGTATCCGGAGTTCTCATATTTGTTGGAACATTTGTAGCGGCCGCTAAAATTCTGAATAGCAATGGAAAGGCGATATCAAAATTTGCTGGCCAAATGATATTTATGTCTATAGGCATTTCAATTATGGCTGCAGTTGCAAAGAGTTTATCAGAACTTAGCTGGGAAGAACTCGGTAAGGGTGCAACTGGATTATTGGCAATTGTCTCCATGCTTGTTGCTGCTACTAAAATCATGTCTAAAAACAGCGGCGGGATGCTTAAAGCCTCTGCCCCAATGATATTATTTGCAGCAGCTATAGCTATTGTTGGGCAGACAATGAAAAGTCTTTCCGGTATGAGCTGGGATGAACTTGATAGAGGCATTGTTGGTATTGGTGGCTCTATTGCTATTTTTGCGGCTGGCCTTAAGGCTATGAGCGGAAGTGCTAAAGGCGCCGGGTCCTTGCTACTCGCCGCTGTTGCGCTTGGGACACTTACTCCGGTTTTGTTGGTCCTTGGCAGTATGTCCTGGGAGGCTATTGCAAAGAGCATGACCGCTATCGCTGCAGCCTTTACTGTGCTCGGCCTCGCTGGGCTTATTTTAAAGCCAGTTGTTCCTACAATTGCTCTTCTTGGAGCTAGTATAGCTTTAATTGGCGTTGGATGCTTAGCTGCTGGTGCTGGCTTAGAATTATTTTCAGCAGGTATTGCGGCGCTTGTCGGCGTTATTGTGGCTTCTGCCACTGGCATCGCCGCATCGTTAAAAGTTATATTGCTGGGTCTCCTCGATATGGTTCCAGAATTAGCATCCTCTTTTGAAATAGCTATCAGGTCGCTAATGCAAACGTTAATAAATCTGATACCGGATGCATCGCAAGCTCTGGTCCAGTTAATTCTTGGAGCACTCAATGCTATTGCAAATAATATTCCGCAGTTAATGGACGGAGTTTCTAATTTAGTTTTAGGACTGATCCGATCTTTAACTACTAAGCTTCCGGAATTTACCATAGCGTTAGTAAATTTCTTGGCGACATTGGTCAATTCTTTAGCGGAGGACATTCAGCCGCTTGTTGATGGATTTGCTAATTTATTCGGAACTGTCATAAAGGGTGCTGCAATCGCTCTTGGACCAGTTATAAAAGATGTTGTTCGTCCTATACTGGAAGTTTTTGCAGAAATTGTAGACTCCATTGCGCCTTATATTCCTGGTATATGTGGTGCAATAAGCGACATAGTCGATGCCGTAACGGATGCTGCAATTAAAATCGCTCCTTGTATTCAGGGGACGGTAACAGTTATCGCAATGGCCATAGATACGATAGCGTTATATGTTGCCGAAATTGTTCAGCAAATACCAGTGATTATTCAGAGTATAACTGATCTCATTAGAACTGGCGGATCGGTAATTAATGGAATTCTTTTGAATATCGCTGAAATTATACGGTCGGTTGGAGAAACAATTAATGAAGTCTTCAATGGCGCAGCGGAAGTTATAAGCTCTTGTGGGGAGGCAATAGAGTGGAGCCTGAATGGAATGGCCGAGGCGGTAAGCTCTGTCTTTGAAGGAATTGCATATGCTATTTCTTCGGCCGGAAAGGCAATTAAAGATGTTCTTGATGGAATCGCTGATATTATTGATTCCATCGGGCGTGCAGCTCTTAATGCAGGCGTCGGGTTCGAGAGGCTTGCAAATGGAATCGCCATCATAACGGGCTTAAATCTCGTAGACATGGCAGCAAGTCTTACAGCGGTCGCAGTGGGCGTTGGAAAGATATCTTCTAATGGCGACGATTTGAAAAAGTGCGGAGACGCAATGTCTGAGTTAGAAAAGTCGACAACAATTTCTTCTCAGGCCTTTGCGACTATGGCTGAAAGCATAGGATTAGTCTCCAGTACCTTGCCAATTATTGGAGATATTGCAGCATCGTCAATGGCTGCCTTGGTGTCTGTGCTTTCTGATTCATCGGGAGCATTCGATGGGTTTATCGATAGCACCGGCGCAGCTCAAGAATCGATCAAAGAATTCGGGTCTGCTTTGGATGCGGCCATATCTGAAATCAATAGCTATTACACCGACTTCTATAAGTGCGGAGAGTATTTAGCAACTGGATTTACCAACGGCATAAAATCAAACAGCTACAAAGCAAAACTTGCAGCTATAGATATGGCCAATCTAGTGGATCAGGCTGTTAGAGAAAAACTTGGGATAGAATCCCCGTCCAAAGTCTTCAAGGAGATTGGCGGGTACGTGGCCAAGGGCTTTGCTAGAGGCATTGAGAACTTTAGCTATCTTGGAACCAGAGCGGTCGAGAGCATGAGCAACAACGTCATTGACTCAGCAAGCAAAGTACTGTCGAACATCACTGCTGCTTTGACTAATGATGTCAACACTCAGCCCACAATTAGACCGGTTGTCGATTTGAGCAATGTTGAGAGTAGTTCTGATGCAATTAGCAATATGCTTGCTATTGATCCGACAGTCAGTGCATTCTCGAATGTTCGCTCGATCAGTGCAATGATGAATCGTAATCAAAATGGAGCTAACGATGATGTTGTTTCGGCCATTAAGGACCTTGGTAAGACCATCGGCAAAGCATCTGGCGATACTTACCAGATTAATGGTATAACTTATGACAGTGGATCTGAAGTTTCTGAAGCAATTCAGACACTTATTCGTGCATCTATCATAGAAGGGAGGAGATAAGTATGGCTAATGTAGTCACGATTGATAATTTTGGTCTGCAAAGTGGAACACCAAGAACATTATATGTAACCTGGAGCTGGAGTCGGGAGCATACATCCGGATATAGTGTAAGATGGTATTTTACCACTGGCGACGGCGATGGATACGGATTTCTCGGTAAAGAGGAAGACACCATTCGACCGGAGTCTGTATATGAAGCTCCGGATAATGCAACAAAAGTAACAGTTACAGTCCTCCCTCTATCTGAGAAGTACACTGTCGACGGAACAGACTTTTATTATTTCACCGGTGACTGGTCAGCAGGTAAAAGTTTTTACTTTAGCACCGATGCTCCCCCCGAGAAACCATCAACTCCATCGGTTTCAATTAAAGACCATAAGCTTACAGCAAGTCTTGACAATTTGACTCAGGTAGAAGCGGCCAAAAGAACATATTGGATATTCTTTGAGGTTGTTAAAAATAATAGCACGGTTTTCGTCTCTGAAGGCCGTGCTAAAATTTTAACTGGCCACGCTCAGTATTCATGCATGGTGGACCCGGGGGCAGAGTATAAAGTTAGAGCCAAGGCCGTTCGGATGCGTGTTCAATATCAAATACTCGCAAAACAGCCAGTCAGTGAAGAAGAAGTAATCGATGATAATGGTGTTAGCGAATGGTCAGAATATTCATCTAACGTGAGCCCAGAACCGGCAGGCACAATCGAGATTGTTCGATGCATGGCCAAGACAACCACTTCTGTTTGGCTGCAATGGACAAAGCCTAAGGGTGCAAAAAGATACGATCTTCGGTATTCAACTGAGTTGTCGCATCTCGATAATTCCGACGACTTTTCAACTATATCTGGAATCGAAGACGACGGCAGCATGCTCTTTCAAAGTTATGAAAAAACCGGTTTAACGACGGGAAGCGAGTACTTCTTTAAAGTTCGAGCCACGAATGACCAAGGGAGTTCAAAATGGTCTGAAGTTAAGTCGGTGGTTCTTGGTAAAACTCCTGCCGCGCCTACTACATGGTCGTCCTCAACAACATATATGGTCGGCGACGATATGGTACTAAATTGGACGCATAACGCCGAAGACGGCTCATTGCAAACGTTCGCTCAAATCGAAGTTCAAGCTAATGGAAAAAGTAATACTTATGAAATAAACACGACGTATGATCCTGACGATCAAAAGCGAATGACATATTCTCTCGCCACTACGTCATATGCCGAGGGCACAAAGGTTCTTTGGAAAGTTAGAACAGCCGGTGTTACAAGAGATTACGGCCCATGGTCGATCCAGCGTAGTATTGATATATATGCGCCTCCGTCTTTAGGTTTGGCGGTTACGGACTCAACTGGAGCTAGTATTCAGACCTTAACCTCTTTCCCAATTAATATTTCCGGAACGGCCGGGCCAGCAACCCAAACACCTGTCGGATATTACCTTAGAGTTGTATCAAATCAGGCGTATTCTACAACCGACATCCTCGGAAATGCAAAAGTCGTTAACACTGGCGATGCTGTTTATTCAAAGTACTTCGACACGTCAAGTCCACTTTCGCTAGCCTTATCGGCTAGTGATCTTACTCTCGAAAACAATATGAGCTATACTGTTTACTGTACGGTCACAATGGACTCGGGCCTTACCGCAGATGCTAGTGCAACTTTTACAGTTGGATGGACCGCTTCTTCTTATACTCCTAATGCCGAAATAGGAATCAATAAAGATGCCGTATCTGCGCATATTCGGCCTTACTGCAAGGATTCAAGTGGAAATTTAGTCACCGGTGTCACTCTTGGTGTCTACAGACGCGAGTTTGACGGAACATTCACAGAGATCATGTCGGGCCTTAAGAATGAGGATGGAACCTTTGTAACCGATCCGCATCCAGCACTTAATTATGCATCCTATCGCATTGTTGCAACGACTACGTCTAGCGGAGCGGTGGCGTATTATGATGTTCCGCTATTCCCTGTCGGCGAAAAAGCCATCATAATCCAGTGGAACGAGGAGTGGCGCTTCTTCAATGTGGCAAAGGCCAATGCATATCAGCAACCTACTTGGTCTGGCTCTTTGATTCGCCTTCCGTACAATGTTGATGTGTCTAATTCGTATTCTATGGACACATCTTTGGTCGAGTATATAGGACGCAAGCATCCGATTAGCTACTACGGAACGCAACTTGGAGAAACAGCCACGTGGAATGTTGCCATCCCAAAGACCGATACAGAGACTTTGTATGCTCTTCGGCGATTGGCAATATGGCCCGGAGATGTCTATGTACGTGAGCCGTCAGGAAGTGGCTACTGGGCAAATATTAACGTCTCTTTCAGTCAAAAGCATTGCGATGTGACAATTCCGGTAACACTTGCCATTAAGAGAGTTTCGGGAGGTATATAATATGCCAGATTGGACTGCATCAATGCAGCAAACCTTTGAGTACTATATTGTCGATCCTAAAAGCTGGAGAGATATAAAACGGCTCGAAAATGTCAAATCCTGTACTATCAGTAGGGATTCTGACGCAGATACACTTGGTTCCGCCACTTTTGAGTTATCTGAAGCCATAGGCGAATGTTATGTAAGAGTTTATCTTATAACAATTCAAAATGGAATTCAAGAACGATTTCCTCTAGGGACATATTTGCTTCAGACTCCAGAGTCCTCTTTTGATGGCAAACGAAACAGTATATCTGTAGATGCTTACACTCCATTGCTAGAACTTAAAGAAAGCATGCCGCCTATTGGATACTATATTCCAAAAGGACAGTATGCAATGGAGCGCGTTTATACTTTGACTCGTGAGCATGTCAGAGCTCCGGTGGTTAAAGCGGAGTCTTCGTCAGAACTGTTCTATGATTTTGTAGCGGATACGTCAGATACATGGCTTACATTTTTAACTGATCTGGCCTCATATGCCAAGCATAAATTTGATCTTGATGAAATGGGGCGTGTACTATTTGCGCCCCATCAAGATACTGCTTCGCTTCAACCTATGTGGGAGTATAATGATGGGAATAGTTCGATTCTTTATCCTGATCTTACATACAAGCACGACATGTATGGTGTTCCGAATGCAATAGAGGTTGTGTATTCTGACGGCAATGACCATTTTTACACTAAAATTGTAAATGATGATCCAAACAGCCCAATTTCCACCGTAAACCGAGGGCGAGAGATCGTGGAGAGAGAAAGCAATCCAAGTTTGATTGGTTACCCTACAGATGATAGAATTAAAGCATATGCAGAACAAAAGCTTCGAGACCTTTCGAGTCTTGAGTACACTATATCATATACCCATGGTTATTGCCCGGTGCGAATCGGCGACTGTGTGCGCTTTAATTATGCTCGACCCGGTCTTAATGGAATCAAGGCTAAGGTTATAAGCCAAACAATCAAATGCCAGCCGGGCGTTCCGGTTAGCGAGAAAGCAGTATTTACTACCAAATTATGGGAGGGGTGATAGTTCATGCCTTTATCTAGCGAGCTCGTGTCCCAGTTTGCAAAACTTGCAAGCAACAAACCAAAAGAAGAAAAAGAATCTACTGTCTATGGCACCACTGTGATTCAAAATGGAAATAAATACGTCAGACTGGATGGTTCTGAATTACTCACCCCGGCATCATTCACAACCAATATTGCCGATGGCGAGCGTGTTACGGTCCTTATAAAGAACCATATGGCAGTCGTCACCGGCAACATTACATCTCCTGCCGCTAGAACAAGTGAAGTAGAAGAGGTTGGAAATGAAGTGAAAGCCCTTAATGCGGCTAAGGCAAATATTGAAGATCTTGAGGCAACAAATGCCAGTATTGCAAATCTTAATGCAACTAAGGCCAATGTAACAGATCTTGAGGCAACAAATGCCAGTATTGCAAATCTTAATGCAACTAAGGCCAATGTAACAGATCTTACCGCAGTTAATGCCAGTATTGAAAAACTTAATGCAGATAAGGCCAATGTAACAGATCTTACTGCAGTTAATGCTAGTATTGAAAAACTTAATGCAGATAAGGCAAACATTGAAGATCTTAAAACTACATATGCTAACATTGATTTTGCTAATGTTGGCGTTGCCGATATCAAGAAATTTTATGCTAAGGCAGGCGTCATCCAAGATATTGATATCCAAAACCAAAAAATTACTGGCAGATTAGTCGGTGTCAGAATTACTGGTGATCTTATCGAGGGTGAAACAGTTAAGGCTAACAATTTGATCATTCTTGGCGATGACGGGCTTTATTATAAGCTAAATGTCAATGCTCTTGGGGAAACTACAGCATCTAAAGATGACAAGTATAAATACGGATTGGATGGCTCAGTTATTGTCGCAGAATCTATCACAGCGAGTAAGATCAGCGTAAGTGATCTGGTAGCATTTGGTGCTACGATCGGCGGATTTCACATTTCGGATAGTTCTATATATTCTGGTGTTAAAAACTCTGTTGATAGTCCAGCAAATGGTATCTATCTTGATAGTGAAGGCCAGCTTGTTGTTGGCGACGGAACTAATTACCTTAAGTTATACAAAGATGAAAATAATGCTTACATTCTAGATATTTCATCTGTGGCAAGTCTTCAAAAAGATATTGGCGACATCCATAATGACATAGATAACGTCCATTCAGAGATCTCAGACCAAAGAACCAATATATCAAACGACTCGAAACAAATTGTCGCTTCTGCTCTTGAAGAGTATACAAAGATCGAGGACTTCACCAAATATACGAAGAGCACAGAATCGAAGCTTACGATTATGAGCGACCAGATTGATATGAACTTTACCACTGTTAATAATTCCATTAACGATGCTAATGGCAACACAAATGATCGCTTCAATAAACTTGAAAAGTATATTCGTTTTGATGAGAACGGAATAACAATTGGAGAATCTGGCAACAAGTTAAAACTGGTTCTTGATAATGATAATATTACATTCACAAAAAATGACCAACCAATCGGTTGGTGGGATGGCGAGAATTTCCATACTGGCAATATTGTCGTTGAAGTCAACGAACGAGCGCAATTTGGTAATTTTGCATACGTCCCACGTTCCGATGGTTCTATAATGTTCTTAAAGGTTAGCGGTAAAGAAAGTTAATAGGAGGCGAGAAAATGGGTGTATCGCAAAGTTTATGGCTTTCCGAGACCGGATATGATATAGCTAGCAACACCTCTACGGTTCGAATTGTTTGGTCATCTACGCAGAGCGGCGGAAGCTTTAATAGCTATGAAAGAACAGCTAAATATTGGGTATCTATTAATGGCGGAGATGAAACTGAGTACAGTGTGTCATACACATTGCCTCAGGCGACAACTATTAGTATTGTAGATACAACAATCACAGTTAATCACGAAACCGATGGCACAGGCACAGTCTCCGTACGTACTTGGATGGATACTCATATTAGTGCAGGTGTTGTTACTAAATCTGAATCCTTGACATTGACAACAATTCCACGAGCAAGTGATTTGAACGTATCAAACGGAACCCTAGGCGTAAAGCAAACAATCACAGCCAATAAAAAAAATAGTGGATTTACTCATACTCTTGCGTGGAAATCAGGTAGCTATTCTGGAATCATTGATGAGGCCAAAGTGCTTAAATCGATATGGGAGTTTACCCCAAGCCTAGATCTAGCAACTGGCTCACCGAATTGGACAAGTGTATATTGCGAATTTACACTATCTACTTATAAGGGCAATTCTTTAGTCGGGTCTGTCTCCAAAACAGTTACGATGGCGATTCCAGATAGTGTAGTCCCAACTTGTAGTGTGGCCTTGTCTGATAAAAAAGGTTATTTTGCCAAATTTGGCGGCTATGTCCAGGGGCAGTCAATACTGCACGGAGTCATCACGGCTAATGGCGTGTATGGTTCAAAAATTTCCTCATATTCAACATCTGTAAATTCATCGATATATTCTGGAAAAACCTTTGACACTGATACATTACTTTACTCAGGAAATAATACTGTTCGTACCCAAGTAAGAGACAGTCGTGGTAGAATCGCGTCAGTAGAAAACAGCATTCATGTTTTATCATATTCAACACCTAAAATCACAAAACTCAGTGTCATTAGATGCAACGATGATGGAACAGAAAATGATCAAGGATCTCATGCAAAAGTCACTTATAGCTATTCAATAACATATTTAAATAGTTTAACTGACAATAATAATTCTAAGGGAGCTGTGCTAAAGTATAAAAAATCTTCAGAGTCAGAGACAGCATGGCAGTCCATACCTCTTGATGCTAAATATATAGCAACCGATGAGACAAGGATTATTGATGCTGATAGCGGGTCTTCATATGATATTGCGCTATTTGTATCAGACGACTTTTATAAGGATACTAATGCTGTAAAATCGCAGACCAGCGTTTCAACCGGCTATTGTATTTATCATGTTCCAGCATCAGGAAAAGGAATTACCTTCGGCGGAATTGCCGAGAGCGATGGATTTAATGTCAAAATGCCAGCCACATTCTCAGGATCAATTAAAGCAAACGGAAATTATAACGGTAGATATGTAACTGGAACATGGCTACAAACGACAGAGGCAACCGATCTTGGCACAAAACCGCATAAAGTTGCAGTCATTGACGATAGCGGATGGATTTATTCAAGAGCATTAAGTTCCCTTATTTTGGAGGCAGTGTATCCCGTCGGTAGCATCTATATGAGCGTTAATAGCACATCACCCGCAACACTATTCGGAGGCACATGGAAAGCAATTCAAGGAAAGTTCTTGCTTGGCGCCGATGGCAACACATATAAAGCTGGCAACACCGGTGGTGAGGCGGCACACACGCTTACCGAAAGCGAGATGCCTAGCCACAAACATAGCATTTGGTTCCCAAACGATGGCGGTGAGCAGAGCGCGGCAATCGGATACCCGGATACTGGAAGCAAGAATACATATTATGCAGAGGCAAGCAAAACGAGCGGCACTGGTGGCGGATCCGCACACAACAATATGCCTCCGTACCTCTCGGTATATATTTGGAAACGTACGGCTTAAAAACATATTTTAGAAAGGAACGATATTTATGAACATCAACTGGAAAGTGCGTATTAAGAACAAATCTTTTTGGCTGGCCCTTATTCCGGCCCTGCTCCTGCTTGTGCAGGTGGTTGCAGCCCCGTTTGGCTACAATTGGGACTTTGCGGGCCTGGGCGCACAGCTTACGGCCATTATTAACGCAATTTTTGCAGTGCTTGCTATTCTTGGTGTTGTTAATGACCCGACCACATCTGGCATGTCTGACAGCAAGCAGGCTATGACTTACGAAGCTCCTAAGAAAGATAAGTAAACTATATTTAAGAGGGTTCGCGATTTAAGCAAGCCCTCTTATTTTTTCTCTTTTCGCGTAAAAAACATAGTATATTATGAAAAGAAACCACTTGAAAAAATTTACATAAGAAGGAGAATTATTATGTGCATTACTACTGATGGTCTGGTAGTTACGTACGAAGAGTTTCTTGATCTTGTAATTAATGGCAAGTAAATTCTTTAAAGGAGGAGTCCTAGCAAGGGCTCTTTCTTTTTTTTT